ACCTTGTATTAATATTCCTGCACTCACAATATTTCCTTGTTTCACAAAAGTTACAGTACCGTTGTGAATATTTACTGTTTGTTTCTCAACTTTAAATAATTTTTCTAATTTGTCCGAAATCGGCTTATTAGAAATAGCCCTAAATTTTCCACTATCGTTGTATGTCAGACTGTTGTCTTCGATACATTCGTAGTAGAATTTTGTAACACTGTCGTAATAAAACTTGCCTTTTGCTTTGTTTCCGATATCTTGTATGTTTCCACCAAATTCTAGTCCTAATATTTCAGCTAACCGATTTCCTTCTAATGCCGTTCCTTTTTGTGATCCGTACAAAGTGCTATCTGATAAAACAAAAGAATTGTTTTTGAAGTTGAGCAAATATTCCTTTTTGTCTTTTAAAATCCCTTTGTCAATCTTATCTAACATACTATTTTTTAATTGATAAATCTGATATTCTGTACCACCTAATTTTAAAAATACATTCTCAAACTGATTTTCTCCATCAATTCTAATTAACAATTTTAATCCGTCAAATACTCCAAACTCTTCGATTCCAGTCAATGCAACTTCGTAGATATCTTTGTTAGTTCCTACTGTTCTAATTGTATCTAGAGTGTGGACCAATCCTTTTTGCAAATCATTCATGACTTGCGCTGACAATGTTGTCCCGACTTGAGTTGCTGTTTCTTCACCTTTCCAAATATGCCTAACCAATCCAGCACCAACATCGTTTGCATTTTCAACTTTGTAAACATCCAAATTCGTTCCTATCCAATCCTTTATTTTTTTTAACATCTATCTTACTCCTTCTTGTGTAATTACATTTATTCTTGCTAAATTACTCTCATAACTTTTTTGTTGCAAAATCTCATCATAAAAGCTATCCTCTATTTTTAAAATTCTTTTCACTCCAACAAAGGCCCCGTTTGAAATATAACTAGCTGTTTGCACTTTATATTTAAAATCAACAGTTATTTCCACACCTTTCGCTCTTATTTCAAGCAAAATATTTAAGATACTCTTTTTTATATATGCAGACAGTCTTTTATTCAATATTATATAAATGCTTCCTGCTTTTTCTTTGTAAAATTGTGTTTCAAAATTTCCGTTAAAACTTCCATTTTTAACTTTAAAATCTATATTCTTAACTTTATCTTTTATAATCCCTTCTTTAAAAATAAAAATATTTTGCTCATAATTTTCAATTATAATCTTAAGCACATTTAAGATTGTTTCAAAAGTTGCATTTTTACTTTTCCTTGAAATTTCAGCAAGTATTCTCTTTCTATAATTTTCATCGTTTTCATTCGTGTCCCTTTTCAAATTAAAAGATGTTCCAAATTTGTCCAATACATAACCTTCTGCTTCCATAATATTTAAAGATTTCAAAAGTTCATATATTCCTTTACTTGCTTGATTTATTTCTTCTAAATATAAATTCAGTAAAAAATAATTATTGCTTTCTCTATCTCTTCTGTACATATGCGGAAATCTACTTATTATTTCATCTGTATGCTCTTCGCTACTCTTAAACATAAATTACCTCGATATTATTTTCGTTTATTTGAAATTTTTGACCAACTGGGACTGTAAATGTTTTGTCGAAATTTTGTATTGCAACATCGGATTCTGTTAATCCCATTTTCAAATTTATTTTTCTTATATCGTCAATTCCTAACACTTCTGAATATGTCTTTAAATAACTAATAGATTCTCCTGTTTTTAGATTATTAATATAATTTAAAATTTCCTGTTGTATTTGTTTTGTCCAACGACTATCTTTTTCATCTAAATTTTTTGTTTCCAAAACTTCAACTTTTATTAATAACGTACTGTATTTTATGATGTTATATATTATTTTTCTTTCAAATACACCTCTTTTTATTTTTTTTTCAAAAGTTTGTGCATTAGAATCTGCAAGAGTTAATATTCCGTCCGCTTTCAAATCCAGAATAGTTTCAAAAATTTTGTTGTCTGGTGTTCCTTCTAAAAATATTTTAACTGTTCCAGCTTCAGTAGCTGGCTCGGTCTCAGGATCTAATATCAACACATTTTTAATATTTTCCAAAGCCATTAATCCGTTATATAATGCTGCATGTGTAGCGGTTTGTTCAACTGTTTCCTTTCTTTTAAGTCTTTCCCTATAAAGACTATCACTCTCATTATTTGCACCACCAATTACATCTGCATCATTTGTAATTTTAGCAACTCCTTCATATTCAGTAGTAAAAGTAACATCACTTGTGATATTGCTTTCTTCTCCGATTTTAAGAGCCTGAATAAATCCTATTCCATAATACTCATTATTATCTAATTTATCCAACGTAACGTTTGATAATAGCCTATATTCTTTTTCAGCGTATTTTATAATAGTTTGTGCTGGTATAACTTTATTCTTTTCTCCTGTTATCTTAACCTGTCCAGTTGCATAAGCCCCTGCTTTTCGTAGAGTTCTCAGTAAAGTCCCAAAAAAATCTAAATATATCCCTGTTGCTGTATTTAGATTCATTTGATTATTAAATTCGAGCAATTCTTCCCATATTTGCGATAGTTCATAACCTATAGCTTCAGAATGAATCCCTTCTGGAGTATTAAAATCTAAAATATAATTATTATCTTGTAACCTTGCTTTGTACCTATTTTCTATATCTTTCATAATATCTGTAAAACTTTTTAACACAAATCCCTTTTCTGTTACTCCAAAATCCACTGTTCCTCCTTTCTAAAACGCTAAAGTCTTTCCATTTTTCAATAACATTTCCACTTTAAAATTATAATTTCCAGTTCCATTTTTAAAATCACTTTCAAATTTTATTATTTCTGCTACATCTTCATCTGCCAAAATAGTTTCCTTTACTTGAGTTTCAATATTAAATTTTTCCAGCAAATTTCCTATCTGTCCGTTATTTTCATTTCTTTTAATCCAATAAATGCCTTCGTTCTTGTGCAAAAACCACTCGTTAAAGAATAATCTCAATTTATTCTCAAGCCTTAGCCTTATTTTCTCTATTTCAGAACTTAATACTATATTTTTGCCCATCACAACATCAATTTCTTTGTTGTTGTCTTTTTGGGTTTGCCAACTTTCTACACTTTTCATATCAACTGCCTTTCTAAAAAATTGTAACAAAAAAATCACAATCAAATTAATGACTGTGATTTAATGTTTCTATTTAATTTTCAATTTGGTCTAGTAAATTTTCAACTTCAAATGTCATTCCAGAAAGCTCATCAATCTGATTTGTTATCATTGCCAAATCCTGAGAAAGTTTGCATATCTTTCTATAAGTATCACTTCTTACTTCATTAGCCTTATTTGCAACCTCTTTTATTTTAGCCCAATGAACTGCTTTATCAAGTGGTATTGAAACTTTGTCACTTTTCGGCATTGGTAACAATCTTTGTTGTTTTAGCAATCTTTCCATTCTGTTAAATTCGTTTATGTAAGCCAGTTTGAATTTGTTGTGTCCTTGTATATTGAACATATAAAGGATAAATCCATCTTTTGTTAAGAGATACTCTTTATATTTTCTCTTTTGGTTAGAAACCCTGTATTCATTAGGGAAAATTAGAGAACGGATATTTCCGTTTTCTTGATATTCCTTACTTTCAACCAACTTTTCAATACTTTCCAAAATATCCGAATGTCTTCTGTTTAATGCTTTTGCAACAACTCTACTACTTACAACCAATCCATAATTTTCATGTCTTTCTACTTTTACTAAATCCATAATGTTTTCCATTAAATTTCCTCCTAAAATATTGTTTTTTAAGAGAATATATAGTATAATAGTATTGGTTAGATAAGTTATACGTATATATCCTCTTTTTCGTTTCGTTACGAGAGAGGGGATTTTTTATTTTACTTTTCTTATGATAATTTCTTTTTTATCTTGATTATATTCTAGTTCCACCTCTCTTTCTTCTTGGCTAACTCCCATATCTTCTAAAATTGTTTTAGGAATTGATAATTTTGTATTTAGATATCCTGCACCACTTTTTCCATATGATACTTTTAAAGTTCTTTTGCTCATTTTTTCCTCCTATTACGTAACGTAATTATTATACAACATACGTTACGGAAAGTCAAGAACTTTTTTTAAAATTTTCTTATTTTTTATCCAACTTTATACAATTGAAATAATAAATTAGAAATTTCAACCATATTTTTAGAATCTTTTATCTCGATAGAATAATTAGTTGCATTAAATCCTTTTGTTATTATATGGATTGTCATTTTCGCATTTTTAACCGAACCTATCAAAGCTCCAATTCCACCAGCTACTAAATATCCGCCAATCGCTCCAGAAAGTGAAGTGGTTTTTCCGTCTTTTTCAATTCTAATATCTTCAATATCTTCTGCTTTTATATATTTCCAAAATGTTGAATAAGTATATATTAATATACTTTTGTTTTCATACAACACTAAATATTGCATACTTTCTTTAAAGATTTTTCGATTTGAACTATCAAAAAAATTTATTATGTTATTTAGTCTATCTGCTCTCCAATCTGCACCATAGAAACGTGCATACCATCTACTGAACCTATTTTTTACAATAAATTTTTCATCAACATTGTATTCTTGTTTTGTTTCAATAATTCCTTTCATTTTTTTATTAAAGAACCATACAAAAACAATTATGATGATTAACAATAATATCATTTTAATTCCTCCTTAAAAATAATTTACTATATTATACCTTATTTCTAAGAAGAATTAAAGAATAATTTTAATTATACCACTATCCCAAACTTAAAAAACAAATATTTTAGTTTCACAGTCATTATTCAATTGCCATTGTCCTTATTTATATCCTAATCCAACGGCATTCCGCCATTAGTATGAGTTAAGAATGACTTGCCGCCAATTGTAGCATCTCCGATCACTTCCAAATCTCCCTCAATACTTACTGCTCCGCTTATGTTTATAGAGCCACCTTTTATACTAACTCCACTATCATTTATCGTTACAAGCGTTCCACCGTAAGCAATGTAGAAGTCATTAGATACATTCTTTTCTGCATCACTTGTTATCTGTCCGACTACAATGGCATTATTTATATCAAATTTTGCACTAGAGTTTGGCTCGCAAGGTTCAGAAGCATTTCTTGCATTAAATGTATCGTGTTGGCAAAAAGCTACTAAGACCTTATCATTTGCAGCTAATGGAGCATTTACTTTGCATTTACTCCCCCAAAAAATCGGAGCAATTGGAACATTTTCAATTATTTCAACTTCATCACGTGTGCCAAAAAGTTCAGGAATATCTAGCATTTGTATACTACAGCTCATGTTAGAGTTATCTACTTCAACAATTTTAGCTATTGCAAAAGTATTCAAATTATCAAATCTTCCACTTATCATTGATTCTATATGATCTCCTACTGTTTTTTTTCTCACTTTTTACCTCCTACTCCATATGTTCTCACTATTCTATCCCAGTCTTTTTCTTTTTTATTTCCACTACTTTTTGTAGTAGTTTTTTTAGTTTCTGTGTTATTAGATTTTTTAACCTCGTTTTCTTTTTTGCTTGTTTTTTTAGTATTTTTTTCATTTTTCTTACTCTTTTTATCGTCTTTTTCTTTTGCTTTTTTCTTTTTATTTTTAGATGCTTTCTCATTTTTTCCTTTTTTTCCAGAAACAATTTCGATTTCATTAGCTTTCTTAGCTTCTTCTTCATCAAATTTAGTTTTTATTTCCAACTCTGTATATGCATCGCTTTTAAAATTAATAACGTGCTTACCTTTTGTGATAAGATACTCTCCTTTAATTTCAAGTTGCTCAAATTCCTTTTTTAAATCTAAATTAATCTTAAAACCTTCTTGAAATCTATGATCAAATATACTTTTCAATGTATAAGTACCGTCATTTTCTTTTACATCTTGAAATCGATTCGGATCAAATTCTAAAATACCTCTATTTATCTTATCTCGTGGTTGAAAAGTGACAACTCCATTTGTTATAAAAAAAACACTTTTAGTATCTTTTGCTATTTCTTTAAAGATGTGTTTTACGTTGTTATGCATTGTTTTTCCATCTTTATAATCAATATCCTTACCAAGCTCTATTGCCCCAGCTTTTAATTTATCCAATTTTGATAAAATTAATTTTATTATTGTGCTAGCTTTTGTCCCTTTTCCAGTTTTAAGATTTATTTTTGTGTCCTTGTATTCATCATTATAAGTATTACAAGTTATCTCAAATTTTTTATCAGCGTTGCTCCAACTTCCTTTCAAACTCTCGATAATCCCTTTATAGATAACACCAATATCTTTATTTACTCCATCATTCCAATACCCAGCTTCAATAACTACTTCAACACCTTTTTTTAATTTTTTAATCATTTCATCTGTTAAATTATAAATAACAATTTTAGCAATATTAGTGCTTTCTGTTATATCAAATTCAGTTTGTATCTCGAAATCTGGCGAATAGTCAACTCCATTTTCAACTTGAAATCTTTCAAATTCAATTTCCTCTGTTTCATCTCCATTTTTTACTTTAAAAGTTACTTTTGCATATCTGTCCCACAAAATATAGTAATTATCATTTACTCCGTTATTTTGTGTATTTTCTATGCTCTCAGCCATTAAACCACCACCATAATATCCTGTAATATTCCAGCCGTTTCCGTTGTAAACTCAACATCAAAGCCATTCAAATTAATTGGCAAAGCTATCATTTTAACATTCGGGAATTCTTTGTATCGTCTTCTGCACAATAAGAACAAATCTTCGTATGCATTAATTCTTTGACCCATATGTAAATTTTCGTTATCAGTCTTTACATCTAAATACCAAAGTTCTTTTATATTGTAAATTTCCAATGTAACTAACAACGTTTTTTCTCCATCGTCTAATAAAATTCTGTAACTACTTTTTTTATTTTTCTTATATAAAATATCAAAACTATATAATTTTCTCATGCTTTAATATCTCCTGTTCTAGGATCATCTCCAAGTCCACCTTTCATTGATTCACTCATCGAAACTTCAGACATTTCTCGATTTTGGGTATTAGTTTCTGGATCATAAGCACTTGTTGTAGTCTTTCCGTCAGTTGTAGTAAATTTTAACAAGTTTACTTCTTTTAAATTTATTGAAACTTTTATGCTAGTGTAATTTTGATAATTTTCCGAGTAACTGACACTAGTTATTGCGAGCGGAGCATAAACCTTGTCGAATTTAGTATACATAAATGTTGTATAATTTCTTTTTTTGGATTCTTTAACTAATTTCTCAAGTTCATCTTTCCACTCTTTGCCGTGTAAAATTACCTCAATTTTTAATGTGTATGGATTTACAAACATATTTTCATTAAAATTATCTTTTAAATACGATTTGTAGCCTGTTATTTCATTGTCTTGACTATAATCGGTCGAAATTACTAAAAGAGGTATAGTACCTAAAAATCCATTAGGTTTTATGTCAAAATATTTTAAATAAATTTTTTCAAGTCTATCTTTTTGTGCTTCAAATCCTGCAATTGCTTTTTTTAAAAAATCTAATACTTGCATTCTATACCTCCTAAACTATTCCTAATTTTTCAAGTTCATTTTTTAATTCGTTTAGTGTTTCATCATTTCCGCTAACATTAAATACAAAATGATTATTATTTGTAACAACTGTTCCACTGTCTTTCAGTCCACCACGAGTATTAGCTTTAATAGATTTTAAATTGTTTAACATATCGTTAGTTGTTGTGTTCCTAGCAATCATAGAACCGTTAGGTAACCAAATAGCTTCGTCTCCATGTTCGTCGATAGTAGTCATTCCGCCGCCACCTTGTACCTGGAAATTATTAGTTCCTACCGCATGTTTACCTGTAATGATTCCTTTAACTCCTCCTACAAATTGTGCTCCGCCAGCTTTAATTCCGCCCCAATCTAACTTACCAGCAGATTGGAAAGCGCTTATTAGTCCTTGCACAGCAGATATAGCGGATTGAATCCTACTTATTATTGCTGATATTGCTGATGATACAGCTGATTTAATTGCATTCCAGGCTGCATTTATTAAATTTCTCGCAGTTTGATTATGAGTGTATAAACTTACTAATGCACCTATAAACATTCCAACTGGACCTCCAACTATCATTCCAATTACAGCAGGGATTAACGCCCCTATTGCACTCCAAGCAGCTGACACAACTGCATGAAAAGTTGAATTTGTATTATAAGCATTTATTATCGCTCCAATAAAACTCGATACAGCATTAATAATTGCCATAACAATTCCGCTAATTATAGCTCCGACCAATTGAAAAATCGCTGCAATAAGGTTCCAAGTGGTAGTTATAAGTTCCCTAAACACTTCGCTTTGTGCCCACAATTGTGTCATCCAATTAATAATGCCACCTACCATTCCTGAAAATACAGAACTTACAAAAGACCAGCATTGAGCAATTGCATTCCAAGCTGTTGTTATCGCATTCCTGAATCCTTCGTTTGTGTTCCACAAATACATTATCACAGCTACTATTGCCATTATTGCTGCAATTATAGCTGTTGCAATTAAAACATACGGATTTAAGGCTGCAACTGCATTAAATGCTGATTGCGCTGCAACTAAAGCCCATAAAATTCCAATTCCAGCTGCTAATCCTAAAAATACAGTTCCCCAAAGTCTCACTGTTTCTTTATTTTGCTCTACCCATTTAGTCATCTCTTGCACTTTTTGAGCAAATGCATCAACTTTTTCTTTGAAAGATTCTAGTTTTTGCTTAACTTCATCAGCTGTCATTCCCCAAATTTGTGTTTTATCTTTTGCATCTTCTGATTTTGTACTAAATCCAAATAATGCACCTACAACAGCCATTATCAAGTCGCTGATTGCTCCTAATGCACTTCCTAAACTTTGCAATGTAGCCGTCCACACTTTGTTTACGTCAGCATTTTGTTGCAAATAATCTTGCCATTGCTTAAACATATTAAATATAACTACTAAACCAATCGCCAATAGTCCGTAAAGAACTATTTTTAATAAGCTAACACTTGCAATAGCTTCTTTTATCCCAGAAATGAAAGGCCCAATGCTTGATTTCATTTTATTAAATACCATTTCTCCAATTACTAAAGCTCCCAAAATAGAAACTAATTGCAATAGCCAAGGCGCTTTTTCTGCTACCTGTCCAATTGCTTCAGCTATTCCCATGAATAACCCTGCAACAGGAACTAATAAAGGCTCTAATGAGTCAAATACCGCTGCAAACGTGCTTGACATTGTTCCCATTAAAGTTTCAACCGCTCCTGCACTTCCTTGCATCATAAAGTCACTCAATTGCTTAGCTACCCCACTACTATTTTTTATTTCATTTTGAAGCTTTTTCAAGTCTTCTATACTTCCATTCAATAGCGTATTGGCGGCTCTACCTCCCTGTACTCCGAATATAGCTTTTAATACTCCAGCTTTATCCGCGTTACCCATTTTGTCAGTTACACCTTTTAATCTTTCAATAATTGAAACCATATCTTGTAAATTACCTTTTTCATCTGTAACCTTACCAATTAAATCTTCAAGTTTTCCACGTTTTTTAAAATCTTTCAAACTTTCAAACATTTGATTTAATCCAGTACCTGCTGTTGACCCTGTTAATCCATTGTCATTCATTTTACCTAACATAGCATAAACGGTTTCAAGTGGTACTCCTAATGCTTTTCCAGATGCTCCAACGTACTTAAATCCTTCAGCCAATCTTGGTAAATCAGCCGCTGTATTTTTTGATGTAACAGCTATCATATCAGTAACTTTTTGGGCCTCTTTCGCAGATAATTGGTAAGAGTTCATGTGCATTTTAACCATTTCAAGAGCTGGTGTTATATCCGAATTAAACGCTTGTGCTAAATTAGCAGCTGCTGGGATTATTTGTTTCATTTCATCTTTTTTAATTCCTAGCGTTGCTCCAGCATTAATAGCTTGTGCAACATCTAAGTTATTAAATTTTGTATCTCCTCCAACTTTTTTAGTTAGTCGCCTATACTCTTTTAAATCAACACCATATCCACCTGTTTTGGCAGAAGCGCCACGTAATTCATAATCAGTTTGTCCATATTCCTGCAACGCTTCCATTCCAGCTTGTGTAATAAAACTTCCTGCCTTATACAATGCTCCATCACGAACTTTATTTAAAAGCCCTTTAACTTTTTTCATTGCACTGTCAGCACCTTTAGCCACGTTTCCAAGAGGATTCTTAACCGACTTTCCAACTGCTTCTTTAGCTTTATTCAAATCATCCATTTTCTTTTTAGCTTCTTGTGTTTCTTTTTTTACGTTATCCAATCCACTTTTTACAGTTTTGCCAGTTCCAAGAGTTTTCATCATATCCTGAGCCATTTTCATTTGAGATTTGAGTTTATCCCCTTGTGCCTGCAAGTGCTTTTGCATATGTTGCATCTGCTTATTAAAATTATTTAAACTAACCTTATCTAATGTTTTAGCTAGTTTTTCAGCTTCTTTTTGCATTGATTGTATCCATTGCTTTGCATTTTTATCTTTAATAACAAACTCTAATTCATAAGTAACTCCTACTCCACTAGCCATTTATTTCCCTTTCTTAATCTTTTTTAGTTCTTTTTCTTTTGCTTTTTGGATTTCTGTATCATAAAAACACATTTTCAAAAAAGTTTCAAACTCTTTTTCAGAGATTTTATTCTCATTATATTTTTTTAAAAAAACAAAAGAATTAAAACTTTTAAAATTGTCATTTATTTCCAATTGAAATGCTAAATTTTCAATTTCTGTTATATCTTTTAACATTTCATCTTTATTAAAATATATTTTCCCTTCATGAAAAAATGCTGGATTCCTATTTAAGGAAGGGATTTCTTACCACTTCCGATAAAAATACACCTAATCCAATGATTTCGCTTGATGGAAAATCCTCAATGTTAAATCGTGGTAACAAGTCATCATTATAAAAACAATCAACTATATCACCAAAATCAAGTACTCCTTTTCCAGTTACTGGATCAAAATCCATTTTTGAATATTTTGACGCTTGCTTTGTAGTGGGATATGTACAAATCACATCCTTTGGTTTTCCGTCCCAGTCAACCAAAGTGTGCTTAAATATTTGTCTAGGTCTTAAGCCACCTTGCTGCTTTATCCTTCTTCTTTCGTTTTCGTTTCTTCTTTGCTTTATATCTTCAGCTGTTTCAGCAACTATTTGGGCCTCAGCAGTTTCTACCTCTGATGCTCCTATTGTTTCTTTTTTTTCTTCTTGCTCCAACGGTCCTAGTCCTGCCATTTCTCTTGACATATTAATAGCTTCTTTTTCTGCTTCAGTGTATTTTCTCTCTAAATCCATTTTTATCTCCTTATATTTTGTATAAAAGACAACTATTATATTTTTCATATTAGTTGTCTTTTTTCTCCAATTACATTACAAGTTCTCTGCTTTCTGCTTCAAACTCCCACGCTCTTGCTTCAGTTCCACTTTCATTTGCATATTTTAATGCAGCTTTTTTCTTAAACGAAACACCATTATATATATAAGTTTCATTTATATTTGTATCAGTTATTACCATAAACATTGGAAATAAACCTTTATTTGATTTCCATAATTTATGCAGTCTTTCCATTGTTCTGTGCTCGCTGCTTCCGTAAAGTAAACTTAATGTGATAGATACACTCTCGTCGACTGATACATTAACAACCTTTTGCCCACAACTAGCAATTGTTGAGCTTGAACTTTCCGTGTTTGGATCATCCTCAAAACCGTCTTCGTGTCTGCAAGTAATTGCATAAGGAATACCTGCAGCAGTTAACACAATCTTGACATTATCCACATTATATTGTTTTGTTGACATTTATATCCCCCCCTTTTATTTATCGAATACAATTTCTCCGTCTGTTGTAATTATTCCTGTTAATGCCACGTTTCTTGCGCCGTTTAAATAAGTCACTCTTAAATCAAATTTAAACTTACCTTCTCTAATCGATTCTTGTGTTAATTCATAAACTGTCAAATGTCCTAATTTTATGCTAAACTCATTACCATTTTTATCCTTTTGAGTTATTGTCCCGAAATAACTTCCATTACTATCAACCATAAACATCCCAGCATTCGCTCCTTGTCTGCAACGTTCTCTTATGATTGATTCAATCATTAATCTACCAATATCATTCAAAGGTATTTTGTCCTTTCTCACCTGAAATATTGTTAAATCTTTTTTTAACCCATCTCTCAACCAAATTTCGATTAATTTCAATTCGATAAATGTTTTATTATCAGAATTAAGTCCATTTACAATATGAAAATAACCTTGTGTTGGTTTAGATAAGTAATTTAATCCAGCGTCCCAAAAAGATTTTTGCTCAGTTTTTGTAAAATTTTCTTGGACAAAACCAGTTATTTGAGTCGAATGAACAATATAACTTCCTAAATCTTTATATCCTATTGTTCCACCAACTAAGGCCCCTGTAAGCCAATTTCCTTTAGCTAAATTTTTAGCTCCTTCGATTACAAACGCAACGTTATTCACATTATTTTCTGTTTGTAATTTTACAGCTTCGGCTGCACTTCCTACTTTTTCATAATCAACAGCTATAAAAAATTGTTTATCCTTATCAGTTTTTGCATAAGATACTATACTGTTAATATACGTTTTTTCAGAAACAATATCCATATTAGTAATCCAGTTAGTGACTTCAAAAGCGTCCTCATGATCTATATATGTATTCATAAGCTCTGTAAATGTTGCTGCTGTATTATTTCCGTAAACAACTACATTTAACGGTGTATACGCTTGTGAATATGCACTAGCTATTAATTTATAAAAATTATGATTTTCATTTAATCCACTGATGTTTAATTCTAACAAATCGCCAGGTTCTGTAATAAATGTCGGCGATATTGCAAAATCTTTTGTAAAAAACATCAAACTTCTGACATCAGCATAAAAAGCTCTGTTATTTTCTGATTTAATTTGTACATTATTCAAAGTATTTAAATCATTTCTCTGTATTGCCATTATTCCTCCTTAAAATTTTTATTTATATAATGTTCTGCGAAATAACTAAACTGCAAAACTTCCTTGTAATATCTTCTACCCATAAAATTAAAAGTTGTTTCCTGGATTTTGTATACTTTTCTAACTTTCCTTTTATGTTTTCTTTCACCAAAGTAATCATTTGTTGCTTTTGTATTGGCTAAAAATAAATAAAGCATATCGAAATCATTATGTTTTTCTCTTGATTCTAACGTCAAGATAACTTGTATTTCTTCGTCATAACAATATTCATCATTGCCAAAAGGAATTGGATTCCCTGCATCTTCAATGTATATATTATAAAAAACAATTGGAAATTTGAGTTTTTCATATTGCTCAGCAAGTATCTCGTCTCTTTTATCTTCATTGATAACTTGATTTATGCCAAACTTTTTACAAAACTCTTTAATATCATTCACAACTTCTTTTCTAATTTCGCTTGTCATCTATATTCAGCTCCATTCTTAAAAACTCTCCATAATTTTCTTCAATATTGACTATTCTATAAATCACGCCGTTGTGTTTCAGTTTCATATTTTCCGAAATTTTGAAGCCGTCTGTATCATTCAGAATGTAGTACCCCTCTTTCTTATTCGATAAAAAACTTCCGTCCATACTTTGCGGAAACGATGAATTGTGTTTTGGCGTTAATACAGCCATTTTCACAGTCTTTTCTATCTTGTTTTGAACCGGATTTCCTAAATCATCAAATTCAACTTCGGAATTTTCTGAATATATAGTTACATCATCAGAAAACTTCCTTATAACTTTTAAAACTTTCCTAATAGCTACCCTAACTTTCCTGTCCACTATCCACCGCCTCTCCCAACAATTCTACCACCATTAATCTTTGCGGCGATATTACTTTTAAAATGCCCTGTTTCAATCATCGGATTGTTAAACCCTTTTTTCTTAATTGTTGCAGGACTGTTTGCTGGACTTTTAATTCTTTCAATCATTGCTTTATATTTTGTGCTTGCCTCTGTTCCGATTTTATTAGTCATCGCTTCAACGCTGAAACTTCCGTTTATAATCTTTGCGACTCCTTCTTTAAAGTATCTAGCCGCCATTGGCTTAAATTGTTCAAATGCTTTTTGATTATAATTCCATCCAGGAACTCCACGACTAGATCCTGTGTCAAGAACATTAGACAGTCCAAAAGCATTAAATCCACCTTTAACACTATAATTGGTTACTGTTCCGACTTCAATTTTTTGCCTGTTCATCGCCAGCAACTTTTCCAGATTCTTGTTTTTTGGTTTCTCCTTTATTTTCAGTTTGCACGGCATTCTTATCACCCAGCTCTATAATTTCAATATTAAGTTTTCTTTCCTCGATTTCCTCTTTCGCAATATTCATTCTGCGAGGTGTCAAATCAAGCTCATTATCGCCTTCTTTAAGCAATATGTGATTTAATTTGACAAGCAGAACTTCCCTTTTTTCCTTGTTTTTAAAATTAAACATGATCCGCTCCTTAAACTATTGATACAGTTGTTTCATTTTCATCAATTCCAAGCGTTTTCAACAACTGTTTATACATCACTAAATATTGATTATTTGTACCTGTTTCTTCGATTACAATGTTAGATACTTGAACTTTCGTAAAATCAAAATCATCTAATGAAGTGAGTAAATATCCAAAAAGATATATTTTGAGCAATTTTTCTTTTTCACTGCTATGTTTTTCTTCAGCAACTTTATAAAACTGCTCAACAACTCCTACATCAAAATCTGAAGTTTCAGGAATATATTTTTTCAGTTCTTCCAAAATTTCGTCCGTCATTACTCATCAACTCTTTCGCCGACAAGTTTATTTTCTGACAAAACTTCAAATTCTGCTTCAGTTAATTCCAGTTTATCGCCAATTTCGTATCTAATATCATTAAATCTCAAAGGTGTTAAAGCTACTGCCTCAACAATAGCTTTTGCCTCTTCCTTTTCATTCTCTTTTGCCATTTAATTCACCTACCCAACTGTCGCTATAAACATGCTATTCATTATTGACGGATTCGGAGCAACTAGATCTTCAATTACGACATTTACATTATTTACAACTCCTGCTGATTTTGATTCAGGCACAACTTCCACAGTTGCAAATGTACCAGCTATGTCTACAACTTCTCTATCTCCCAAAATCCCAAGTAGCTCATCAGTCTTTGTTGGAGTTGGTCCATATTCCATAACTCCTAATTGTCCATTTGGAATTAATGTTACAATGTTATCTGGAAATATATTTTTAGTTGTTTTTCCAACTTTTATTTTTTCGTCCCAAATCAATATTGTCATTCCGATTACATCCTCAATAGTAGATTTAATAAGTGCTGGAGTAATCGTAACAATAGTATTCTTGAATAATGCTTTTACAGTATCGTGTTTTTTTAGTGCATTATACGTAGCTTTTGACATTAAAGCTATTTCTACGTTTCCTCCACCTTCCTCAACTGTTTCTTTCCATCTTTCTAAATCTTCAAGTGGTTTTGCTGTTGCAGTACTCCAAATATTAGTTCCTGCTAACGTTTCTTTGTATTTATCAGCAAGCCTATAATTAATTGTTTGCCCGCCACCATTTTCATCAACAAATGTTACCTTGGCTGTTGACAAAAATTGTGAAGCTGTATAAGCTGCAATTGCTCTTGCACTTCCTAAAAAACCTTTTGCTCCTGCAAATTTTTCAAAGATTTGCATTGAATAGTTATCAATAATTGATTGATTATTTGTATTCAAAATTTCTAACAATTCTTTTCTACGTTTCTCGTCAAGCTTCATACCTTCTCTAAAAAACTGCTTATCTCCTTTTGTTGTTGTTTTCAAATCCCAGTCTCTAAACATTACATCCGCATCCAGTTGGCTACTTTGTAATACTTCAACTGCTCCACCGTCTAAACTTCCAAATGTATTTATATCAAATGTGTTTGAAAATACAGCTGGAAACATTGCTTCTACTAACGTAGTTCCTTTTACTCCTGCATAATACTTATTTAAACTCTTCGCATTTAATAAATCTGTTAAATTCATTGGCATTTCTTAACCTCCTATTTTCTATCCTTATAAATGTAAGTTATCCCTGCTGGCAACTCCCCTTTTGTAACTGTAATTGGTGTAGGGTGTTCTTTTCCTACTGCAATTAATTTATCTAAATACACAACTCCTTCAAGCGAAACTGTTGCTTGTTCGTTGTCGTTATAATATTTAAACTCAACATCATGTAACAACACAGCTTCCGCCTGTGTTCCTGTCCCTGTCGGAATTACAAATGCTCCTGTTTCTCTTAAATCTTCTCCATTTTTTGCTTTAACAAGTGTTCCAGCTAACAAATACTCTTTATTAGTATTTTTGTCTTTGTAAACGTAATTAGCAAAATCTGATTTTAATACTTTAACTTGCACATTCAGTTTTTCTTTGTGCATTACTGTTCTTTTTAACATTTCAACCTCCTAAAATTTTGTAAGATCTGTTTCATTGTTTTTGTTTTTCTCAATCATTCTGTCAACAAAATCTTTTTCATTTTTCTTTTTATCCTTTGGATTGAATCCTCCATTTGTTATAGAGTTCTTTTTCAAGAAATCTGTTGTGAATTCTTTTTCTTTAGCTGCTACATTCTTAACCGCCAACTCAAGACTTTCAATTGTCATTTCTGGTGTAATTTGTACTAAATCAGCGAATTGCGGACTAATTTTTAACTCTGCTATCATCTCATTTTTTCTAGTCTTTAAAGTTGTTAGATTCAATTGATTTCTAGCTTCAGCAAGTTCTTTTTCTAGTTTTTCTTTTTCCATATTCGCTAATTCTTCAGCAGTTTTTCCATTCTTTTGAAATTCCTCAAGCTGCTTATTGCTATGCCCAAGCTGTGATTTTAAAGAATTAATTTCCTTATCTTTTTCAGCTTGTATTTTTTCAAAGTTTTCAATTTTAGCTTTCAAGTCATCAAGTGTTGGCTCGTTTCCGCCTATACCAGTTCCTTCTCCATTTCCTTTGCCTTCTCCAGGCTCATCATAATACAATTCCATTTGTTTAAAATTTCTCATTTTCGTTTCTCCTTGTTTTTTAGATTATTTGCTGTAACTCATAAAATGATTTACAGTATTGATACTCTATAAATTTTTGAGATTTGGCATCAAACGACTCATAAATGATCCGTAATCTTTCAACTCTCAAGAATTTTGGTTTATGTTATTAATTTCCTCTTGTGAATCAGGGAAATAAACAGTAGCCCAACATCTGCAACCTGGTTCTTCTCCAGGGACTATTTCAGCATTATCCCAGTTATAAATTTGTCCATCTCTTGCCTCGTGTGTTGGTCTAACACGTTCATCTCCCATTGTGTTCCACTCAAAATATTCACTTTCATTTGCGATTATTTCTCTCAAAAAATCTTTGTAATAATTACCCAGCATATTTCTAGCTCTAAATTTTGCATTATTTCTTAATACATCTTCCAAATTATCTTTTTCTTTATTTTCTCCAACATAGTTATTTAAATTATTTTGCCAGTCTTTTATTTCTTTTATCTGCTTTACAGCTATTTCTGTATGCTTTTTTGCATCTATATTTTTCGACTTCTTAAATTTTTTCTCGTAAGAAATACTATAATTAACAAATATTTTCATTAAATTTGAATAATCAATGTCTATTTTTTTGTTATCGAATACCGAAAAAGCTATTTTTCTAAAAAAAATAAATAATTTTTTCTCAACCTTATGATTCCATTTAAAATCTATCTTAATCATACAAACCACTCAAATCCTGCAAAGTGTCGTCCGTTACCTTTTCTATCAAATTTTTAAGTTTGTATTCCTCATCAATGTCTTTTGCCTTGCTTATCACATCAAGGGCTAATGATAAAGTGGTTAATTTAGAACTCTTTTCATTTTCCAAGAACGTATCAAAATATGTATAATCGTTTTCAGTTAATTCATCTGAACTTCCTGACAATTCCAATGCAATTTTGTCTAATTCTAATAAACTTTTTATGAAATCCTCTCTAAAACTTGCCACTTTAGTTTTAAGTCCGTTGTTTTTTAATAAATAAGTTTCTTCGCTCACATTTTGAGTTGCTGTATCCACCAAAAGATATTCGGGAAACAAATTAGATAATCTCTTTTCCAGTCTAGCTATGTCATTTTGCATTTCACTAATTAACGGATTTGTCAATTCAATATATTTAAAACTGGCTTCCATTTCTTTTGAATTTTGAGTATTGATAATTCTTTTATTTTTATATCTTGCTTCTTCCAAGAGCTGTGCGTTCTTTTTAATTTTTGAATTGCTAGAATTAACATCCGCAAATTGTTTTATTCCGTTTGCGTGTAACCAAGGGTCTCCGTGTATTCCAAATATTCTCCCAATGTAACTTTCAGTTTCATTGATTTTATCTATAATATTCAATGCTTCTATAATATTGCTATCATTTTTAAATTTTGAAACAGGAATTTTATTCAAAATAAAAGGTGTTTCAATTGTCTCGTTGTCTATTTTTTCGGTTCTTTTAACAGTTCCAGTATCAAGTTTTATATATTCTCTAGAATACTCTCTACTTTGCTCTTCTCCGTTTTCATCGAAATAAACTTGTTCCCCTTCAACTTTAAATTTCTTAATTTCTCCAAAAACTTCCGTGTATTCGACATCGTCTACATTATGTAAAATATACCTAATTTGCTCATCTGGAGTTAATATAACTTCAACAAATACTTCTTCATTCAAATACATTTCTTTAGCAATCTTTTTACTGAAAGTAGTCATTTGATTAATTTCCCAAATTTCTTTTAGTTTATCGTTTTCTATTCCTAAATCTTTTAAAGCTGTATTTGATAGAGCCTTTACAATATCTCGAATCGGATTAAATATTTCCACAGTTCCTTCAAACAATCCTGGCATATTCTTACCCAAATTGGATTTACTATATTGTTCTCTGTCATAATAAGTTTTTACTCTCGTTCTCTCTTCTTTATTCATTAGCCCTCCTTCCTAATATAAATAAGCAATTCCGCCTTCATCTTTTTTCAAGCTATACAAAACATATCTTATCGCATCCATTACATCGTCATTTTCTTTGAGTGGTTCATCATTTTTACCCCAAACATACGAGTATATCTCACTCTCGAACTTTCCTTTGAAGGCTTTCTTTGTAATTTTTAGCTTATTCCTTTTATACATAGCTCCAACTAAATCAATACCTTCTTTTACATCTTTTTTAGCATTTTCTGCATTTATTCCAAAATCTAAAAGTCCCTGTACGTATTCAGCTCTAGCACTATCACAAAATACTCTCGAGACCCTATACTCTTTATATTTCTGTAAAATTAGCATTTTCCAATAATCAAAATATTTATGTTGTTTTGCTATTACTTCGACAATATAATAACTTTCCTCAAAATCCACTCCGATAACTATCAAAGTTCCGTAATGTTCGAATCCCCAGTCGACTCCAATGTAATATTCCTTTATCTCAACATTATCTATACTTTCAATTACATTTTCTTTTTCTGAAAAATCTGCAAACACAACTCCTTCTTGAGCTACCCACAATCCTAAAACATCTCTGTCATAAGTTGCTCCTTGCGGAGTTGTCTTTTTAATAGAATCCACATATTCCTTATTAAGAAAAACGTTATCGTCTAGCTTAAAATTACTAACTAGAATATTCAATCTGCCGTTTTCCAATCTATCTCCAGCATTGTCGATATAATCTTTTTTAACAAAGTGAGCTGGATTGTCTGGATTTGTATCAATAAATATCTTAGCTCCTTCCCCAGATGTTCTTGAAAATGCTTCAGTTATAAAAGTTTGATGTAATGCTGTTGCCTCATTTATATAAGTGCCGTGAGAAGTCATACCTCTCATTTTCTTCCAACTGTCTGCCTTTTCTCCACCAAACAAATAAACATTGTTTCCGAATAGTTTAAAACTTCCATCTTTTTTTGGCTTAAATTGTTTTCCCAACATAACTTCCCAGTCATTTAGAACATTCCGCCAAATACTTCCGCTTGTTGCTCCAATTACAATAAAATTAAGATTTTGATTAGCTAATGTTGCTATATGTGACAACATAAGAAAATTATTTAAAAATGTTTTTCCACTTCTTTTTGCTCCTGTTAAAATTGTGATCCTCGGTTGTTCTTTGTTAAACGTTTCTAACACTTCATACTGTTTTGGTGTTAAATCATTCATTTTTTTCAACCTTCTTTGTTATTTTTTTTAACAATTCAATCATTTCATTTTCTTTTTCAATTTCCTTTTCGTCATCTTTTTTAATTTTAGCTTTTTCAATTTCTAATTTCTCTTGTTGCAACAATTCATCAGCTAACTGTTCTTCTAATTCAGCTTGCCTATAGTCGCCTATAACTCTCGCGCCAATTTTTATATCTCTTTCAAACTCTTTTAATAAATTTAATTTTATTGCAATTAGTTGCATTTCTTCTTTTTCTAATTTTTCAGATTCTAAAAATTGTGTTTCCAATTTAGATTTTTTTTCTGCTATTTTAGACAATCTTTTTTCAGCATCGTTATATTTTTTTTCCGAAATAGTTCTTAATATTTTTTCGCTACGTTCAATCTGAATCACTCTAACACTCTGCTTTTTTCTGTAATAAGTTCTTTCACTTATGCCATTTTTTGCCATTATTTCATATTTTGAAACATCATCAATTATGTCTGATTTTATCTGTGTTTCTTTGTCATTTGCAACCACTCTCAAATGGTTGCGTTTAGTGGTTGCATTTTTCTTCTTGCTGGTTGCAGTATTTTCTTTTTTTTTAATCCACTTTTCTCTGCTGATCCAACTTTTAATTGTTCCAACTTTTTGATTATACTTTTCGGCTAGAACTCTTATACTTGTTCCATTTTCATACTCATCTTTAATCAATAATTTTATGTTTTCATCTTTCATTTTTCCTTTACCTTTTTAGTTTTTTAGACAAAAAAAGAGCCGACTTATAAATAGACTATTCCTAATCTATATATAAATCGGCTCACAAATTTTATGTTCTTGCCTTTATTCAATTAATAATTTTTTTCTCTTTATCATCTTTCTGTTTTTTAAAACAGCTGTCATTTCAACTTCTCCAACTTCTGATTTTAATTTCAAAAGTTCGACAATAAAGAAAAAAAGTTTTTTATCATTTTCAATTTGTTTTATTTGCTCTTTAGTAAGCATTTTATCACTCCCTTATTATACCTTATTTTCTCAACATTTGCAACCCTTTCACACCCTGATTGCAAAAAAATTTATAATCCAAATTAATCCGTAAATCACAAGCAGATTTACAATCATAGCAATCAAAAATGCTATTATATTGCTTATGCTAAATTTAAATGTCTTTGACTTGTTTTTGAATACAAGAACTAATCCGTAGATGTATCTTACCAGCACTAATACAGCCGTTAATGTAATTAGTCCACTTATCATTCTCATTATTATTTCCATTTATTCCTCCTCTGTTATCACGATTGCATTATCAATTGTAACTCTACGATTGTTTTCATTTATTAAATTCAATGATATTCTACCGCTATTATCTGAATCCCTTATTCTTATCGTTCCTTTATATTCTTTTAAGAGTTTCCCGTCGAGAGTATAAACCCTTACAGTTCTTTTTAATCCGCTTGTGTCGCTTTTCCAATCTTTTTGACTGTCTTCCCATCTTGCACAACTTCCTAATAATCCTAAAATTGCAATTCCTAATAATAATTTCTTCATTTTAATTTCCTTTCTTTTTTATTCATACCAAACTTTTGTTTCCGTGACTTGCTCGGATTTTCTTTGAACTCTTTTAATATCAAAATATCCATCTACAACCCATTCACTTTTAGCGTGATAAAACCAAAAATATCCTTTTTCTGAATTTCCTACCACATAGTATTTTTTACTAACGTTCCTATAATCTATTGACCCGCTATCCCAGTTTCCAACACTTTTTTCTTCCCTTACAACAGGTAATTCTTCGAGAAGCGTTTAATATTTAGTTTGCAGCAACGGGTAACCATTATCTATTTTCAAAATTATCCCATCTAATATTGTTTTTTCTGCCATTTCTTCTCCTAACTTTATAAATTCTCACCATAATCATTTATTTTATCGTATTGTTCCTTCGCCTTTTTAAGTTCTGCTTCATACTCAGATATTTTATTCTCAAGTTCTTTAAGCTCACCTTTATTTTTGCTTTCTAAGTATTCTCTTAATTTTGCAATTTTTTTATCAAATTGAGAACTTATTTCTTCTATTGATAAACTCCGACTTTGATAATCTTTCACATCACTTAAACGTATATCAAACTGTATTTTCTTTTCATAATTTAATTCAAACGATATAATGAGATAATCTATGTAATTTGTGTATTCTTTTATTTCAAATTTTCTTACTCTTTCATCTTTCAATATTTCAGTTAATTCTTTTATCTTTATCCCATATAATTCAATAAGTTCCATTTTATTTCCTCATTTCTTTTTATACTTGTCTTTATTCAATATTTTTTCAAAACTTGCTTTATTTTCATCTTCCTTGTTCCATAAACTCCAATTTAATTTTCTCCAGTTTTTTAAATTGAATTGCATTCTATCCTTGTTTTTCATACTTCCTCCTAATTTCTATCGTTTTCCCGACATCATCCAAACGTTCTTAATACCATTTTGCTGACATCAGCAATATGCTTTTTGTTGACTTCAACAAAATGATTTTATCCTGGATCTATTATTTTCAATAAAAATTCATATAATCCGTAAGCCATAAGTATCCCAAAACCTAAACTTGCTAACATTCCGAGCAGATTATAATTCTTCATTCTTTCTACTGCATTTTCAAATATTGTCCAAATAAATACAATCCAAAATAAAATTGGTACTAATAATATTAATAATATTGCTATTTTCATTTTATCCTCCTTTTTTTTTCTAATTAAAACGACTTTCTGCAACTGAACTTTAAAATATAAGTTCAGGAACTTTCCCTGTTTTGTTTACTTCATCCAGTACATCCATACATTCTCGCCTTAACCATTCCACTTCTTCTTTTACTGCTGTTTTCTTTACTATTTCAAATTGTTCCTTGTAATATTCTTGAGCTTCTTCATCTGTCATCCCATAATGTTCCTTAAAAAGTTTCAAAATACCTTCTTTTAATTCTGCCATTTTATTTCTCCTTAAATCCTTTAAAATGTCCTTTATATATTTTCTTCAATTCCTTAACTTCTTCCTCAGTCCTTATCTCAAAAGGCTCTATATTAAGCTCTTTTAGTTTTGACATTAATTTGTTTCTGCCGCCACCAACTCCGTGATCTACTCCTATATGCCACTCTGCTGATAACGGCAAATAACTGTTTCCCACACCTTTATCATATTTGTAGCCTCCCAATGCTCCAGCACTTTTTGAAATATGTGCCAGCTGTGCATTTGGCTTTCCTGTAATAACACATATTTTCTTTTTTAACATCCAATACACCCACTTCCTATTTTCCTGTTGCCTGTATAGTTCGTGAATCTCTTGCCACATATCAATATCATTCTGTAAAAAATAGTCAAACAGGAAATTAGTAAATGCCACAGCTTCAGCATTACTCATTAATTTAAGCGCCAAGCTAAAAGTATCATTCAGTTTTATAAATAACATTTGAATCTCGTCAGTTACAAAATCCATTAAATCATTTGTGATTATATTGATTTTGCTTTCTTTTGTATAATTCTTGTCAATTATATTTCCAATTCTGTCTTTCAGCTTGCTTTCCATATTTTTAAAAGGCTCATATCCCTTTATATTCTTGCCGCTGTGCCTGATATAAAGTTTTTTCAAGTCCTCCTTTGCCTTGTATAAAAAATAATCTGATATAGCAGGCTTTTGCTTGCTAGTCTGCCAATTTATGTCTACTCCTTTTAGCTTGTAAGCATAGCAGTCTATAAACCAGTAAATTAATTTTTGGTTTTCTCTCGACATTCTTTTAGACATTTTTTCCTTGCCTTTCTTTTCTTAATAAATTTAATACTCTTAAACAAATTGGCGTTCAACTTCATGAAATTAAAATCACTTTCATTTACTTCGATTCCACTTAGTAATCTAATTTTTATTTTTTCTAATACATTTTCATCCATTTTTCCTCCATAAAAAAAATCACAGCTAAATTAATAACTGTGAACTTTACTATTTTTTATTTAAACATTTCATCAATTTTACTATTCAAAAATTCTTTTATTTCATCAAAAAGGTTTGTAGGTGCTGCTAATTCAAACGCAATGTATTCATATAAAAGATTTTCCCCGTCAACTTTATCTTTTACAGTAATTCCTTTTTGTTTTGCTAATACTTCTAGTGTTTTGGCCAAATTTTCTTCAAATTGTATTTCTAGATTTTCCATTAATTTACCTCCATAAGTCTGTTATTTTTTAAAAATTTATTCAGGAAATATTGCTGCCCTTTTCCTGTTACTTTTGGAGTTTTTGTAATTTTTGAACCCTCTGTTGTTGACATCCTAGTGCCTTCTTTTATCACGAATAGCCCTAGATTCATTGATTTTTGTGTGGGCAAATTCCAATCAGAGCCTACTTTTGAAATTAAATATCCATTTTGTCTTAACCACTCAAATAATCTTGTTTCTCCAACATCAATTCCATTTTGCTTTAATATTTTTGATAGCTCTCTAACTAAAATACAATCCTTGGATACTGTCAAGGAATTTGCAAAAGCGACTGCTGGAGCTTGCTCTTCTATTTCTTTTTCTAAACGCATTCTTTTCTCCTGCTCCTCTTTCAATCTTGTAAAGGCTTTTATCGCTAAATCAGGATTATTTAATAGTTCATCTGTTACATACATTCCTGTTTTTCTGATTGTCTTTAAAATCTTTTTCACTTCTTTTTTAAAGATTTTTGCATTAGGTTTTGTGCTTTGCATGCAGACTTCATAAAATCCGTCTTCTGTTAAGAACCACATTTCACGGTTTTGACCTGATACGAAAATTTTCCGCATCAGCTTTTCGTCCTCATCTACCATTCTTAACATACTGTTTACATCATAACTTCCGTTTGATTTTTTATTGTAATCAATCCATTCTGCAACATCTTTTGCTAAAAATAACAAATTTTCAAAATCTCCATATACTCTAAATAGTTTCCCCAAAATTTCTCTTTCGTCAATCACTGTTAATTCGTTTCTCATTTTTATCCTCCATTATACTATTTTCTTTCTCTTAGCTTTTGCCACTTCGTTTTTTAAAGTTTCTCTTTCAACTACACCGTCAATTGCTCTTCCAGCTTTATAGTACTCTTCCTTGATTGTATCTAAGTAATTATATAAGGCTTCTTCCAAGTCAAACATTTTGATTCCTTTTTCTTTTGCCTTTTCCCAAATTTCTCCAAATACCTCAAAAAATTCATCTTTTGCTTTCTGCAATTCTCCATTGTGTGTGTCAAGCATTTCCTTCGCTACTTCAAATCCTAATTTTTGTTCAAAAGTCATAAATTTTCCTCCTAAAAATATTGATTTTTTGGAGTTTATACAGTATAATAAGGTTGTGAGGTGCTTATTGTACTGTATTCTCCTAAAGTCTAACTAAAAGGATTTTAGGAGATTTTTTATTTCTTTTTCAATATTAACTGGTTGTTTTCTTCATCGAAAAACAATTCAACGGTTCTATCTTCTGGTGTAACGCCTAATTTTCTTAACCAAGTAATAGGTACTGTCAATCTAGTTGCAGTTCCGTTTCCAGCTTTGTAAAAAGAAATATTTAAATCTCTTTTTTCCATTTCTTCTCCTTCCGTTAGTCCCATATAACTATAACATATTGGGACTAACTTGTCAACTACTTTTTTTAAATTTTTTATTATACTCTATAAACTCCACAATATTTCTAGGTTTCACAGTTATTATATTTAGTTGCCATTGTCCTACTTATGCACTTTAACTTGTGTATACATAAGTTAATAATCTTCTTTCGTTCTCTCCCTCATATTTTTAAGCCATTTTTCGTGATGAACTTGTAAAAATTCTTCTTCAGTTGCTCCTGCATGATCTGAAACAGCCAAAACACTACCTAAAACCTTGTTTTCAGTCAATATTTTAAAATCTGATAATACAAGCAATATATCTTCCAAACTTCTTGCTGATAAATCCTTTTTGTTATACTCAACTAAAAATTCATCTAAAAATGGTATTACTTTGCCTTTTGTCTCTTCATCCTTTGCGTTTATATAGCTAAGATAAAAATGCAATACATCTGATAGTTCTTCTAACACCTTTGATTTATTAAATTTTCCAGTGCTGTTTTTCCAGTAATTCCATTTGCTTTTAAGTTCTTGAGACAATTCCCCGATTTCTGTTATCAATGCAACCTGAATCCCTTTGATTGTTCTAACATTAACAGTCTCTTTTTCATCGAACTTCTCATCCAGCATTGCTTGTCTTCTCAGCAATTCCTTTATATCGAATGTTTTTAACGCTTCCATTATTCCTCTAATTCCCTTCTTATTTTTGTTAAATTAATTATGTTTGTTATTATTATTTCTCGTTCTTTTTCTAAATTAAAATTTGTTCTCACACTTTCGATAAAAAAATCCACTAATTCACCTTCTGTATAATTTCCTTTTTCTAGAACAGCTGCACAATGTCCAGAATCTATGTTATTAAATTTATCCGTAGACTTAAATGATACAAGATATGTTATTTCATTCATTTTCCAATTCCTCCACTTCGATTTCCACTTTATTAAATCCACAGCCAACTAATTTTTTAACATTCAGTTCTTCTATCTGTGAATCATCTTCATAAACAATTTCAGTCATCGAATCCAAGATTGCCTTATTATAGTTATCTATATCCCTTTTTCTTTTATCTTTGAAATAAAGCCTTATATGGACTTTCAAACTATTAGCCAAAGGTTTACACCTAAATTGCTTTTTAAGTTCACCACAGGCTAAATTTTCAAAGATTTTGCCCCTTTTAGACTTGTATCTTCCGCTCGGTTTATTTATCCATAATGAATTTACGGATGGCGGCATTATAGATAATTCTAGTCTAATCACTATGAATCACCTCATGTACCTTCAAAATTCTTAAAGGTTCTTCAATTTTCCAAGGACAGTCGATGTCAGCGACAAGTGTTGTCCCTTTGACAAATCTATAATAACCGTTCTGGACATCATTCCAGAATCTGCTATCCTTAATTTCTGTATTTCCGTACAAATCCTCGTTGTGATAGATTTTCCAACCTTTTTTATTTTCAAAATCTATCACTATTACTTTTGCTTTTGCTTTTTCTTTTAGCATTTATTCCTCCATATTTTTTTTATTCTTTCATTTGCAGTAACTTTCCAGTTTGTTCAAAATTTCTGACAATTCATTGTTACACTTTTCAAACTCTGTATTTAATCTGTCAATTCCCCTATGCAATTCCATTTTCTTTTTCCAGATTTCACATTTTCTTTTCTCGATTCTCTCAATTTTCTTGTAATTGCTCATCTTTCATCGCTCCTATTCTCTGTATTTTTTTGTCAAATCCTAATCTAACTGTTCCCAGTTCTCCGCTTCTGTTTTTTCGTATGATAAATTCGATTTCAGAAAAATCTTTTGCTTTCACAACGTTTTTTTGATAATAGTCCTCACGGTGTAAAAAAGCCACCACATTGCTTGCCTGCTCTATCCCTCCGCTGTCTCTTAAATCTGCCAGCAATGGTCGCTTATCTGCTCCACGTGTTTCCACAGCTCTATTTAATTGAGCCAGAACTACGATACAGCAATTAAGCTCTGTCGCAAGAAGTTTTAATCTGTTTGCCATGTGCTCAACTTCGTAATTCTTGCTTTGGAATCCACTGGCAGTCATAAGAGTCAGGTAGTCGACTATTATTACCTTCAGGTTTTCTTTTTCGTGTTCCCGCTTGATTTTACGGATAATGAAATTTAAATCAGGGTTATTTTCACAGCTCATGCTTCTGAACTTTGAATCCTGCAATTTTTCCATTACTAAATTTATCTTTGTTAATTCTTCATCGCCAAGCCGTTTATTTTTTATTTTATTCAGTTCAATTCCAGTTTGGATTGATAGGAATCTTTGCATTATCTGAACGTTGCTCATCTCAAGATTTATATAAAGCACATTATGCTTCTTAGCTGTCAGCAATGCCAAATTCAAGGCAAATGCTGTTTTCCCCATTGCAGGTCTCGCTCCGACTGTTACAAGTGAGCCTGGCTCAAATGTAAAGTACCTGTTTATGTCCTCATACGGAGTTTTTACAATGCTTTTTTCATCCTCAAAGTCCTCATACCAGATATTTGACAGTTCCTTCATCCCAAATACCTTGTTTTCTTCTTTTTTCTTCATATTCAGTTCATTTACTTTCTGCACAATATGTTCGACTTTGTTATCAAGCGAGTAGTATTCGCTTTCAAGGATTTTTCCTATCTCGGATTTTAAATAATACTCGTTGTACGATTCGATAAGATCCTGTATAGGGATTTGAATATCTACCAGTTTGCAGTTATCCATAAGTGCAAATATTTCATCCCATTCCTCATCAGTCTTTGTAAAATCTGCAATGTCAACTTCATCTTTTTCATCCAGCACATCCAGCATTTTTTGAAAAATCATTTTGTATTCAGGATTTACAAAATGGTCTGGCTTCAATCCTAGTTCAAGAAAATAAGGCAAATCCTTCAGTCTTGAGCATATTTTCCCTAGCACCTGTGCTTCCAATTCGTTATATATCATTTCTAGTCCTCCCACATGCTGAAATCAAAATTATCTTTATCAGGTTCAACGAATATTGTTATCGCTTCATCAATAGCACTAGGCTTTTTATCATTGTCAGCATAAGTGTCATTAAAAACGTTTAGGAAGTTCTCTTTTTTGCTTGAAAATAGCCAATTGAAAAATTGTCCTGTATTTTTAGATTGCTCTTTGAGATAGGAGCTTTCATGTATTTTCTCAAATGTCTCCAGGAACTTTTCTTTGCCCAGGAATTTATATAGCGATTGAATTTTATTTCTATATGCCATTAGTGCTGTTTCAACTGCAAATTGGTTATTGCATAGTTTTGACATTTCTTTTTTAGCTAAATTCAATACAAAAACTTGATGTTGTTGTTCTTTAGTTTCAGTTGCGTTATTTTCTTTTCGTGCAGTATTAATATTATTAACAACATCTTCCTTATTGGGTTTCCTTAATTGTGTTTCCTTCGGGGTGCACTTTTGCACCTGGTGTACGTGCATTTCTGCACCTGGTGTGGGTGCACTTTTAACCCTGGTCATTTTTGCACCTACGTGCATTTCTGCACCTGGTTTGTTGCTAACATTTTTTAAAAAATAAACATTTCCTTTTCCTGACGTTTTTTTAATTTCAACTAACCCTTTCGCTTCTAAACTTCTTAAATATTTAGTTAAAGTTCTTCTGCTTCCTATCCCACTAACTTTCATAAGTCGTTCTAATCCTGGAAAACATTTCCCTTTTGAATCAGCATATCTTGCTAAAGCCATATACAATAGTTTTTCATAAGCCTCAATATCTTCCCTATCTATCAAATTATTTTCCAGCCAGAACCAGCCTTTTTGTCTTGCGTCTTTTCCTTCCATTTCCTTTCCTCTCCCTACATCTTGTGTTTTTTAACAACTTATGCTATAATAAACACAAGATATAGATTTCCATATTTTTTCCTGGCACTCTTTGGAGTGCTTTTTTTATTAATTAAATTTTCCTAGTCTCAATCTTTTCTGATCCCTTATTATGAAATATCCCTGACTGTTAAAGTATATTTCGTTTACTGTCGTTCTTTTTGTCCTGGAATCAAATAATAATATACTTGCTCCTGTTACTTTTCCGTGCCTCTTGCTAACCCTCTTAATCTTTTCCCTATTCCCTGTTTCTTCTAAGATATACAAATTTTCATATCTCAGACATTTCTCTAAAAATTCTTTAAACATTTATCCTCCTTGAAATTTATAATTTACTATGATATACTTTCTGTGTTAGCAATATCTTAAATTGAGTGCTAACATCCTAAAAGAAAGGGGGTACTTTTTATGCCTTTACCTGAAAGCCTTCAAAAATTGCTGAATAATCCTAATATCCAAAAAATGCAATTAATGATGAATTACCCAAGCGTCCGAAGAATGCAGCAAATATTTGACAACTATCCAAAAATAAACGAGTTCAGGGTAAAAGTTTATTATAGTAATTTGAATATTCAAATACCGATTCAAATAATGGATTCCCAATTGCAAATTATAAAAAATTATTCTGAAGTTTATTCAAAAAATTATAATTATTGGAATAACATTATAAATTCCGCTATTGGTGCTTACAATTCTACTCAAGAAGAAGAATTTGAAGTTGTTATCGAAAATATTCCTGTAAGTATTATTAAACCTACGATAAAAGAAATTGTTACGTTTTATGTCGAACAAGGCATTAATATTGAAACCGCATTCCGATTAGCAATTTCAAGTTATATTTTTATTAAAATATACCCAGTAATTTTTATGATTAATTCTGAAGAATTAGTTATCTTCTTGAATCAATTTTCAAAATATATTTACAAATGCGGAAGTTCTGTTTTGAAACTCTCTATTCAAAAATATTATGAATTCCAAGACCCTGAAGAATTCGCTAAATTCCTTGTTGACCAAGGCACTTCAGCATTATTTGGATTTATAATAGGAATTTTAAAATAAAATACGATATAATTCCTAAAATGATTAATATACTCGCTATCACTATTTTGTAAATATTTACAAAGAAAAACCTCTTAAATCTTACAGGTATATGAAACAGCAATATATTAATCCAAAATTCAGCCACTATGGATATAATCTTTATCCATAGTTTTTTTATTTTCATCTCACACCTCCTTCCTTTTCTTTTCAGATTTTATTTTATACGTTTTTTACGTATAAAAACTAAAAAAAATTTATTCCCAAATCTATTTCTAAAGCATCTTGCAATTTTTTTAATGTTTCTACAGAAGGAAATTTCCCATCTTTCAACTTAGTTAGATTATCAGAAAAAGTTTGTGGCTTCATTCCTATTATTTCTGATACCTTTTTTTGTGTCATCTTTTTATCTCTAATACTAAAAATTATTTTAGAATATATTTTGCGTGTTATCTCCATATTTTCCATTTTTTTCACCTCATATTTATTTTATACGATTTTTACGTATATGTCAAGTAAAAAAAAGAAGCCTTTTACAGCTCCTAATTTTATTGTTCAAAATTCACTAAAATTCAAATCCAAAAAGTGTCCCCGAACCATTATCTCCATCTGTTAATTTAGCGATTATATTTTCTTCATTTAAAAGTTCTTTTACCTCATCATTGTTAATTTCGTCTTCGATAGCAGTAGTGATATATTGTAAATCATATTTTGTGCAGAGTTCTTTAATTGTTTTTATAACAAGTTCTTTTTTTCGGTTATCTCCACCTTCTAACATACCATCTTGAAACAAGAATTTGTGATACCTAAATTGAGAGTAATAACTAGCAACAGATAAACAAAAACAAGCCATCAAAATACCTTTGTATGTTCCTCCATCATCTTCAGCTGTTCTATTTTCAAATTTATCTTCTAGATATAAATCAAATTCAGGGTTATTATTTTTATTCAAATTTATTATTATTCTTCCATTTCTTTCTGGAAATATTTTTTTTGTTATTTTTTGAAATATTTTTTTAATATTTTCATAAGTTTCGTTTTCTTTTGATACTTCTATATTTAATTTACCCACAATAGTATTATGTTTATTTTCTATTTCAGTTTTTTTTGTAATATTTTCTAATTTTTTTTCTAACTCTTCTAATTCAATTTTTAACTTTTCCAATTTCTCTTTTTGAATTTCCAATTCAACTATTTCTTTAGCTTTCTTTCTATAAAATTCATTTTCATTCAAAATCTTTATATTTTTTTCTCTCTGTTTATTTAAAACTTCCAACTTTTGATTCACTTCTTCGTGTTCAGCAGACAATTTTGATAATTTCTTTTTTAAAGCCTCTTCTCTCTCTACAAAAATTATTTTATTAAATTCTATCAATTCCTCATAGTTCTTTTTTAATTGTTCCGGAAAATATAAATTAACTTCATTAAATATGTTTTCTAATTGATCTAAATCAATAGTATTTATTTCTTCTTCCAATGCTCTGCTTATTTTTTCTATATCGATAGAGAGATTATACCTTTTCTGATTATACTTAGAAATTTCACTAGAAATATTTTTAACAGTTTCTTCTGTTACATTCTTGTCAAAAGAATAATCATTATAGAGATTTATATTTTTTTCAAATTCCGAAACACTGTCTTCTAATTCAAGAATTTCAGATCTTTTTTTGTCTATTATTGTAGTAATATTTTTGGGGCTTTCTTTTTTTAAGATTTCTAACTTTTCTTCTAGTTCTTTTTTTTCTTCGAAAATATAATTATTGAATCCAAATAAATATAACAACTTATTTTTCCACTCGAAATCTGAGCCTTTGTGTGGATTTTTTAATTTTTTAGAAAACGAATCTTTATCTTTAAGAAAAATCATTCTTAAATATGTTCTATAATCATATTTTTTTAAAGCATCAAAATTCAAATAAATATTATTTAATATTTTTTTGGACTTTTCATAAGGTAAATCTGTATACTCCCACACTATATTTTTTTCATCTAATTTCTCTAACTTTTTTTCCAACAATGCGAAAGATATTTTTGTGTTTTTTTTTACACCACGTTTAATTAAAAGATATTTTCCGTTATCAAGTAATAATTCTAAATAAAAAATATGTTCTTTAAATAAATTAGAATGTCTTTTAAAAATATTTTCTCCTTCAAGTCGTTTTAACAGTAAAAAATCAATCAGATTTACCAATGATGTTTTTCCTAAATTATGACTATCCTTTTTTTTGTTATCTTCGTTATTAGCCTCTTTTGTCTTTTTCCCAACTATTATATTAAAATGTTCATTAAATTCTATTTCTTTAAATTCTTTTTTATTGGAAAAAATCTTAACTAATTTCATTTTAGTCTCACCTCGTCTTTTGAAAGAGAGTATTCTATTTTATCTAACAAAAATAAAAAATTAAGAGCAGGAGGGAAATTATATTCTGTATCTTCCTTATATTTTTCATAAAAAAAATTATATAAAGTTGAATATTTAATACTTTTATTTTTTGTTTTTAAAATTTTTTTTATAATCTCACCTGATACGAATAACACAGATGTTTTCAAATCCATAAATTTATCTGGTCTTATCATATATATTGCTCCTTT